GAAGCTTGGTCTTAATGCTGTTAGCGATTCTCAATCTTTCGCTGAAAGTGTTATTCCTTTGTTTGCCAAACTCCCAACACTTATCAAAAGCTTCCCAGATTACTTCGTTTACGCACCTAAAGAAGCATATAAGCAAGAGCAGTTCTTTGTTGAATTAAAGAACGCAACTTGGGAACAAGGAAAAACTTTAGCTAAGATTAAAGTTAGAGATATAAAAAGATATATTTATTTTGAGCAATCGTTCACGAATTATCATACTAGATTTACCATTTGTTTTCCACTTGCCGACAAAATTTTATTCAGAAGTGTAGATCAAATATTAAAGTTACTGCCAAAGTCGCAACTAAAATGCTTTCCAAATGATAATATAGAATACTTTGAAGTTCAGTTAAATTAGTGAATAGTATTTGAGATATCATCAAAATAATCAAACCAATTACAATCTTCTATCTCCCACTCAACTCCAGTTATTCTTAATTTCTTTACTTGCTTTAATTGTGATAAAAATGAATTAGAATTTACAAATGTTTCATTGTCAAAGAATCTGCACCAAACAATATCTTCTTTTATGTTATCTGAGTTTACCTTCACATAAGAAATGGAATAGGTAACTAGATAAAAATTATTCATCTTTTTGTGCTGGTCTATTTGCTAAAGTTCTTGCGATAGATTCTCCTGAACGACCAACCACATATCCACCCAAACCTATTTGTAATAATGTCCAAACATCAGTAGGTAAAAGTACTTGTGCATTTATTTTAAATAAGACTAAGATTATTGGACTAATAATAAAATTCCAAATTAGAATAGCAATCAATACATACATTAGTAATGGTCTCCAAGATGCTACAAACCAATTTGATTTAGCTTCAGCTTCAACTATTCTTGCAGTAGCTTTTAGTTCTTCAGTACCAGATTGAAGTAACTGCATATTTAAATCGTTCTTTAATTTTAATGCTAAGTCTTTGTCAGAAATAGATTTGTCTATAACTCCAAAAACTTTATTAAGAATAGGTGCAAGAGCAGTTATAGCTGGAATCATATTAATCTACTGCACAAATGTTTATCTGACCAGAACCATCACCTGATTTAATAAAAGCAACTTTATCGCCTGACTTAAATGCAAAGTATTGTACTGAATCTTGCGTACACATAATATCTTCTTCAGTAGCAGTTGGATTTGCACCGAACCTAACGTGAGCATGAGTTCCTGAGATAGCTATTCTAATAATACCTGATTGAGTTATAATAGCTGATGATTGAGCAGATGTAGCACCAATAGTGTGTGTTTCTGGTGTAAAATCTGGGTCTATTCTTATAATGTCCATATTGTTCTCTAAATGTTCTAAATTTGCCTATTTAAACCCTCAAAATACCCCTAAATTTTAATGGTATAGGAGTTTTTAAGCTGTTTCTCATTATAAAGCCAATATGCTTTAAAATGCGTTTAAATCAGATTTATGCTATTTACTACTTTTAATTGAATCTTTAAGTAGTTCAATATAATGAATTGCTTTATCTAAATCAGCAATTAATCCCTTCTCTCTAAATCTTAAAATATACTTTATGACATTACCTTCACAAAATCCAATATTATTTTTTAATATAAATTCTATTGGTTGAATCTTGTATTTTTTATAGTGATTGCCACCAACTTGTTTTTTATAAGACTTCATAAACAGTTCTTCCATTTGCTTTGTATGCTCTTAAATACATTTTACGATTACCAGCTTTATTGTAACTTACATGAACCCACCCTGAATTGATTTCTTCAGGTTTCCAAAATTCTAAAATACATTGGTCAAATTCTAAATGATTAACTATCCAGTCAGCAAGTTCTTTATTAGGAACTCCTAAGACTTCGCAATCAACTGCCATTCCAGTCGTGTGCTGACTTCTTTCAGATGAACCTATTGCTTTGCATAATTCAGGAGAACGATAACCTGAAGTTATTTTAATATCGCCAAAATGATTTACTATTGGAGTGATTACTTCGTAAATTAATGTTTGTAAGTTAATTAGGATTTGGTCAGTTGGAGTATTGTCTATTCCAAGTCTTGTAGCTGTCTCGCTAAACAGTAATTCTTTTAAACTAACTTCCCTATCCATTTTCCTTCTTTGTTAAGTACCATTGGCATAAGTCTTGGAGTAGAATCTATAATCATTCCACAACCCATTAGAAATTTTGTTTTAAAGTTTTTAGAATAAGTAAAAGCCATATTAGTTTGTTGTATCAAACAACCTACTTGCATGGCAAAAAATAGTGCATCAGGATTAGCCCAGTATTCAATCTTGAACTTAGAATGGAAATGTCCCTGCACACAACTCATTCCATTAATCTGAGATACTTTAGTTACATCAGCAGATATTCCATGAGTAAAGAAACATCTTTGTTTATTTGGAAGTGTTAGTGTTAAGTTATCTACCCAATTCCATTTTTTTACATTTAAGAACTCGTTATATTCTTTTAGGTAACCTCTGGGTATTCCTGATTTAATTGCTCTACGATAAACTAAGCTAGAATGATTTGAGTCTAACAAAATCATCTCAGGAAATATGCCTTCTAATTCTTTAATGAAATCTTTTGCTCTTACAAGTTCATGTCCAGCAGAAGCTAAATCTGGGTTATGGTCATGGAACGAAAGTGCGTGGCAATCAATCTCATCACCTATGTTTACAATCGTATCTGGCTTATATTGTTTTTTAATTTCTTTTAGGAACTCAAATGAATCTGGTCTATGATATGGAATATGTAAATCAGAAATAACTAAGATTTTTTTATTCATAAACTAACTAGTAGTTGTATTCGTTTTAATTGGCAATACTTACTTAGCTAAGAATAAAGTCAATAAAGCCATACTTAAAGTGCCTAATGCAATAAATATAGACCAAAATAATTTTTCTAATCTTTTTTCTAATTTATATACTGTTGTGCCTAATATTTTTATTTCTCTACGAATACCTGTAATATGACCCCTTAGACTTATTAATTCTTCTGATTGTGTTCTTGCCATTGTCGTTTAAGCATTTGCAAGACTTTAGCAAGAGACACTCTCCATTAGCTAATCTGTAAATGCACATTAAATTTTTGTGCATTAATATCAAATTAGTTTGTCAAAATAAAGTTATTTTTTGTATATGTTTTGAACTGTGTCTAAATAGTTCTTCCAAAATGATTTTGCATCTTCAAAAGCATCTGCGTAGAATTTAGTCCAGTAGTTCTTAATGTCAGAATAGTTTAACATTGAGTTCTCCTTTGAGTAAAAGTTATTTTCTTCAGTCGTATATATCATGCAGGATATATAATTGTGCAACGCACAAAATTCAAGACTATTTAATGTTTAAATGTATTTTAATTGACTCTATAAAGTCATTGATTGCAAGTTCGTACTTCCAACCAAGATAAACTCCTAGAATAACCCCAAGTATAAATATTATCATGTAATTGTTATATTTTAGATTTGCAAAATCTGCAAGTTATGTTTTTCCTTCAAACAAATGGAAGTGGGGTTTTGTCATTCGTTAGTTCAGGCGGAAAATTTGAATCTGCTTTATTTCATGTAAGAGATGAAAAAGCTAGTGGTAGTCATGGTGGTACTAGTGTTGCTGGTTCTTTTCAAACTAGAGTTTTAAATACTTCTTTAACTAATGAAATTTCTGGTGCTTCATTATCATCAAATCAAATAACATTACCTAGTGGGACTTATTATATTAATGCAAGAATGCCTTTTTATAACAATATTGATTATGTAAAAGTAAAATTAAGAAACATAACAGATAGTTCAGATACTATAATTGGAACTGGTACTTATATGTATGTTGCTGACACATCATGGTCAGAACAATGGATAATTGGAAGATTTACAATATCTGCACAAAAAACTTTTGAATTACAATATCGTTGTGGAACTGGTATTAATAATACTGGTTTGGGTCATCACACTACTTATGGAACAGAAGTTTATTCAGATTGTCAAATATGGAAAGTAGCATGAAATACTTAATAATAAAAAATAACATAAATGTAGCTTAATATGAAATACGCATTAATAATAGATAACAAAGTAGTTCAAATATCTTATCCTTATGTAGAAGGATATGTTGAAGTAGATGATAATGTATTTGCTGACATGATTAGAAAACCAGATGGTTCTTTTAATTATTCAGATGAGTTTTTGGCAAAACAAGAACAATTTAAAATCGCAGAACAAAACAGAATAGCACAAGAAAAAGCTAGAAAAGAATCAGCTATTGCTAAGTTAAAAGCACTTGGTTTAACTGAAGAAGAAGTTAAGTCTATTCTTTAGGGTACTTTAATTTAATCGCAGAAATTCTATCTTTCCACGCATCTAAACCACTATGATAAATCTCATCTAATTGAGATTGCCAATTACCATATTCCTTGCGTCTATTTTCATAAACATCTTCTAATGCTTGTAATTCTTTTTGCTTATCTAATATTTGTTTATTAGTAATGTTTGTTGGGTTTCCATCATGCCATTCAAGAGTATTAATATCATCATCTGATACACTTACTTCCGAACCTTTTTTAATTGATAGTATTGCAGTACAAATATCTATTTTCATAATTATCCTTTAATTTCAAAAAGTGTAATACTAGCTTTACAACTAGCAGAATCATTTGCCCCATTATCGTTTATTGCCATTGTATTATCACTTAAATTAGTTCTCATTCTAACTTCATAAGTAGTTGCTGAAGTTGTATTTGGTGAATCTAAAATAGTCATAGATAGAGGAAAAATTCTGTTTCCAAAACTCATATTTGATGACAAACCATGAGTGCTATCTCCTAAATTTGTTGCACCTCTATAAATTGTAAATATATTGTGTCTTCCATCATAACCAGCATCACCTACTGCTACTCTGCAAGTAGAGTGCATGACAACAAATATTTTATTTAAAGTTGAAGAAGGAGTTATAGTTGCACTTAAAGTATTTGAAGCTGTAACAAATGAAGTTGATGTTGTTGTTCTTCTTGTAGAATCAGTAGCAGTAACAACTTGAATAACTTGTCCAGCACTCGCCGAAACACCTGCAAAGCTTAAAACCCCACTTCCATTTGTTTGAAGCACTTGACCTGAAGTTCCATCTGCACTTGGAAGGGTTAAAGTTAAATTTGATGCTAAAGTATTTGGTGCTTTTATCGCAACATAGTTTGAACCATTGTCAGTATCTTCAGGCAATCTAATTTCAGAACCAGCAGTAGCATCACCAACGACTGTTAAAGGAGTTGTTAGTGAAGTTGAAATAGTTGTAAATGATAAAACTCCTGAACCATTAGTTACAAGTGCTTGTCCATTAGTTCCATCAGTTGCAGGTAAAGTAAAAGTTAAATCAGCACTAACACTAGCTGGTGCTTTTAATCCGATATAATTTGTTCCATTTGCAGTCGTTTCACGAAAGCGAACTTCTTTTTGATTATCTATAATTAAATTAACAGTAGATGTATTTGCAGTATCAGATAAAGTTATAACAGTTCCAGTAGCAGTAGTTGTTAAACCAGTGACAGAAACATTTGAGTCTAACCAATTTACTGTGTTAGCACTATGGTCAATAGTAGCTAAAGAAATGTCATCAGCACCATCATAATATTTTAAAGTAGGAGAAGTTGCTGATGTCGTATCAAGCCAAATTTGACCAGCAACAGCACCAGTTGGTCTTGATGTTCCTGAATGAGTTGTTTGAATTGCTGATAGTGCATTGTTTAAATCTGAACGAAATGCAGGGAAACCCTGATTCGCAATATTCATATCGTGTTGTGCCATAATCTATCTAATATATTAATCAATAACCTTTTGCAAGGTAGTCAAATGTTTTACTTACACCAGTTCCACTACTATTTTTAAAAGCTACATTAAAACCATTTATAGTTTTATTTGTCAGTAAGTAGTAATCACCAGTAGCTAAACCTTGTGCAGTAATTCCAACAGCATAGTTAGCAGAATAAAATGGATTTGTAAATGTTACTGTATAAGTTCCAGTTCCTGAAACAATATCATTTCCACTAAATATTCTATCTGGCATATCAATAGAAACAGATAAAGCACTAATAACTGGAGTAGAACTTAAATCAAATGATATTAATACTACTCTAAATTTATAATATCTTGCTGTGTAATCTCCGACTGTAAAATTTCTAAATGAAGTATAAGTTATATTGTCATTAGATAAAGCAATCTCAATATGAGCATTACAATTAGCAGGAGTATCTCCATCAAAGTTAGAAGATGCGTCATCAAAATCGCCAGTTCTTGCGTCAAATAAATCATCTAAGTTATCTGAAGTTTGTGTAATAGAAGCAGTTACTCTTGAAGTATAAACAGCACCAATATCTATTGGATTTGAAAATAAATAATTTCCAGTAGCATATAAATCAGTAGCAGTTAAACCAGAATCAAAAAATCCAGTACCAGAATCAAAGTTTCCAGTTGCAGAATCAAATAGTTCTGATGAATCTAATCTTAATGTTCCATCTGATACAATGACATTTGTTTTAGTTCCTGAAAATGTAGGAGATTCAGTTTGTGTTGCAACAGCATTAAAGTTTCCAACTGTTGAAATGTTAGTAGCTATAACAGCTTCATTAGATGAGAAGTTACCATTTTTATCTACTGCTTTAATTAAATAAGAACCTACTCTTGCTGGAACTGTAACTGAAGTAGCTGGTCTTGCAACTTTTTCAACTAAAGAAACTGAGTTAGCCCAAGATGCACCACTTGTTAATGTAGAAAATCTTATTTGATAATATGCTAAATCTAAATCAGGTATTTGTGTCCAAGATAAATGAGCATCACTTCCAATAATATTACAAGAAAAATCTTCAACATCTGCTGGTGGTGCTATTCCACCAATAATAGTTCTTGTTGCAGAAGTATAAGTTGATTGTACTCCTAATGTGTTAAATGCTTTTACTCTTACATTGTAAGTTAATCCATCTACTACGTTTAGTATTCTATGATTTAATCCTCTAACTTGACCAGATACTTGGTAAGTAGATTCTGTGCTTAGTTTATATTCTACTTGGTAGTAATCTACGAAGTTATCAGGTGATGCACCAATCGTTACATCTAAAGCAGTAATAACAACTCCATCTGAATACTCTATTAGTTGGTCATCTAAAGTAACTGAAGCTGGTGCAGATACAGAAAATGGATTTGGAAGTACAGTATCAGCTATTGTTGGTGCTTCGCCTTTTTCTTCCCAAGTATAAAAGTTATCTTGATGTTCTTCTAATCCTAAGGTTACTGTTGAATCTGAATTGATAGCTAAAGACATTACTCTAAATGGTTTAGCACTAAATCCTGCTGTATCGTATGTAGCTGTAACTATATCTCCAATAGATAAATTAAGTGCTTCTGAAGTTACTGTTACTTCTGCTTTTAAATTGTTTCTTGATCTCTTTAATATGTTCTCGCAAATTTCTTCTGCTTGATATGGAGAAGTTACTTGTAACATATCAAAACTTCTCTCTAATAAAGTATTGTTATCATCACTTAACATTGTTGCGTGTTGATCTTCTACTGCTAATCCTGAATCATCAAATGGTGGATATGAAACTGTATCTGATTGATAATCTTTTTCTGGGTTTGTGAAAGTACCAATAACTCGGTTATACTTTTCTGATTTGCTTTCACCTTGTAATTTAACTTCGCTTACAACATTATCTTTTGTTAATAGTAATTGTGATGAACCAGTACCTTCAATAATAACTTTGTATTTACCTTGTGTGTAATTAAAGATTGCTCTCATAGGCACTAAGAGTTCTCTTACATTCTCTAATACTTTTTTCTCACTATCTATAACTGCATTTGTTTCAAATAGGTTTATATCGCTTACTGCACCAGTATAAGGAGTTACTTGTGTATCGCAGGTATTTGCAGAAGTCTTAAATGAATCGTAATTAGTTTCAAAAGCATCATTAGGCAATCCTTTTCCATATCTGCTGTTTCTTAGATAATCTAAAAGAACTAAAGATGAGTTAGCAGAATAAGCCCAAGTTGTAGGGTCATCTTGTCTATGAGAACCAGAACCACCTTTAGTAGAATCTAATCTAGGGTCATATATTTTCTTACCTCTTACAGTTACTCTAACTTCTGGTAAGCCATTAAAAGCATCTTGATTCCATTTAAACCTTAAAGCAACATAAGCAAGACCAGATAGTTTATGATCTGAAGTCCAGTTAGTTGTTTCGTCAAGCAAAGAAGAAGCTGATTGATTGTCTAATCCAAAAAATCCTTGAATAGATATTAAAGATTCTCCACCTTTATAGAAATTAGTATCTGCACTAGATACACCTCTTACTGTTCCATCAGTTAAAGCACCATCAAATGTTACTAGTTTATCATCTACATAAACTTCATCTATTGCTGTAATTCCTGCCCCACCACCTTCACACAATACTCCAGCTACATAAAGATATTGATTATCTGTTCCTGAAGATTCTACAAATACTCTTGTTAAACCAACTTGTCTTTTACCATAGACAACTGGAATAGGATTGTTGTTAGAATCTTTACTTACAGTAACACCTTTAATTTCATCTTGTGCATTAAATCTTGGTGCTTTAGGTTTAGGTGCAATTACATAACTAATTGCAGTTACTATTACGAATTGAATAATCGCAGCAGTAAATGGGTCAGCACCAGAAGTATAAAGTGGAATGTCAGTTCCATTAATAAGATTATCAAAAATCCTATTAGCTAAAGTAGATATTGAGTTAAATAAATCTATCATGCGTGTATATGAAATTCTCTTTTATATTTTTCTGATCTTCTATAAATTGTGTGATCTTTAATTCTTAACCATTTAATTGGTTGGTTAATTTGTAATTTTGTTCTAAAATATTCTTTAGTCCATTTCATAATTTCTCTTAAATGACTTTTAGCTATTGTTTCAATGTGCCAAACATTGTCTCCACAATTCCATTCATTAGCTTTTAATCTTCCAGTAAGTTTAAATCTTTGTTCAACTGTATCACTTAAAAAAGCCCAGTTTGTATATCCAACATCTTCTGTGCCAACTCTATGAATTTGGTATTGATCTAAGTTTAAAGAGGGAGTTATCATTTTAACTAAATCTTCATAAGTGTATTCATTGTATTTAGGAAATTGTCTATACAGATGTACTATTCTATATAAATCATTCATTATGCAGAACCCCACTTAATCTTTTGTGCAGTCTTACTTGCAAACTCCATTCCTTTATCATTAGGAAAATGTAATTTTTGTGAGTTCTCAGCAGTTCTTCTTCCTGAAGTCTTTTCAAAATCTGCCCAATGAGAAGCTATAATAACATTAACAGATGATGTTGTTGCATTTTCTTCTAGTGTAAAACTAGATATTCTTCCATCAAATAAAAGAAATGGGTCAGCTATTAATGCCTGACTATCATCTAAGAAACCTCTATAAACTTTTGCAGGTTTGTTCATGTAGTTATTGTTAAGCAATAAAGATATGATTGTTAAATCTGCACCTGAGAATTTAAGTGTAAGATTATTTACTGCAACATCAGCAGTTTCTTGTACTTCTGAACTTCCTAAGAATAATGATGAAGCTGTATAAGTATTTCCATCAAATGTTAAATCTTTATAATGATCTGTGTAATAAGTTCCAGTACTAATTCCTAGATAAACAAGTTCAACTGGATTAAGTTTATTAGTTGCTATTTCGGCTAATACTCCAGCACTTAATGATCTTGTCATTACAATACCTCTATAAGATCAATTTCGTATTGGAAATAGTTTTCTGTACCGATTGTAAATTCTTGAATATCTCCAGTTAGTCCAACTGTAAAATCTACATTAGAATAAATTAATACTGCATTGTCAGATACGTTTGATCTTAATGGTGGTTCAAATGTTAATGTTCCTGCACCAGAACCATTAGAAGATACATCAGCTACACACATATAAACTTTATTCTGTCCAGTAAATCTAAAGAAGTCTCCTGCTTTAAGTACACCAGTTAAATTGTTTCCCATACCATCTATTGAGCAAGAAGTAGCACCAGCACTAACAGCACCATTTACAGATATAACTGTATTAGCTGAACCTAATGAATCATCAACAGTTGGTGGAGTGTATTGGAATGATTCCATTTGTGATCTTTGTTTCATTATAAAAGCAAGTATAGGTGCAAACTCACTTCTAGTCATAACTGGGAATCTAAGTCTTAATCTGAATTTTTGTCCATCAATTTGTCTTGCTTGTCGTCTCCCAGATGCAGTTGTAGTTACAATAGTGTTCTGGTTAGAACTAATTGCTACATCTCTAGGTGCTGGACTTGAAGGGAATGTGCCACTCATACTACGTTAGATTTTCCTTTTTGATTAGCACCCTGATTAACTAAGTTAATTATGGTTGCTCTATTATCAATTAATAATTCTCTAATACCTCTAACATCATTTGCCTGAATATTAAATGTTATATTAGTTCCAGTATTTGCAATTTCATGGTTTGGCACAATAGTTCCACTTGTGTTAGGTACAAATAATTCTCTACCACGTTCTCCAACTGTAATTGGCATACCACCTCTAACTGCACCACCTTCTGCTTCCATTACTGGATTATAAAAATTAGGTGCATCTAATGGTACACTTCCACCACCAGCAAATGCGTTAAATCCTATTCTTGCAATTGTACTTAGGAATCCACCACCACCCCCACCACCCATTGATCTTTGTTGAGACAATAAAGCATTTTGTTTTATAATTTCTGCTGTTTGTTGTTTAGCAATAATTAACTTTAATTGATCTAAAGCTATTAAAGCTATTTTTACTAATTGTTCTTCTATTAATTGTGATAAAATTTTAACTAATACTTTTTGTGCTAATTCTCTAAATGTATCTGTTAGTTTTTTACCAAGCACAATAGATTCTGCAATAGCAACAGAAACATTTTTAATACCTATAATTGTTCCTTCAGCTAAAGTTTTGTTAAGACTTCTAAATGCTAAATCAGCTAAAGCAATTTCTCCTTTTAATTTACCTTCTAATAAACCAATAAAAGATTTATCTTCTATTTTAGCTTTAGTTATTTCTGGTGGTGCTACTGTTCTATCTTCATCTAAACCTACTGTTTTTGGTAAGCCAGAACCATATCCTACAACTTTACTTAATCCTGAAACAACTTTATCTAGAGTGCCAAGAACTAATTTTAATGAATTGTTTAATAATACAAGTCCAACATTAGCAAGTTCTGTTACAAAATTTAATAGTTTACCAAGTATAGCAATTACTGGTTCTAATGTTTTTAATAAATCTCCAAACGTTTTTAATAACTCTTTAAATGAAGTGCTAAAGCCACCATCAGTTGCAATTAAATCAGCAACATCTTTTAAATTCTCAAATAGATTTTTAAATACTATTGCTAAATCTCCTGCTCTTTGTGATGAAGCCCCACCAAATGTATTTGCTAAACCTTTTTGTAAAGCTTCTAATATAATTTCTGAACCTTCTGCATCTTCAGCAAATTTGTTTAATTGTGATCTTGTTAATCCTAATTCTTTTTCTAGTATTTGAAATACTGGAATACCTTTAGAAGCTAATTGAGATAATGATTGAGCACCTATACCAGCACCAGTAGCACCTTTAGCAAATAATCTTGTTAAGTCGTTTAAAGTATCTAATGAGTTAGCAGTAGCAGAAGCAGTATCTATAAATGTTTTTAATAATTCATCTGTTGGTTCTATTCCTGCATTTTGTAATGTAATAAATGTGTCAGATAATTCTTTGGTAGAAAATTGTGTTTGTCTAGATAAATTTCTTAATAAGCTAAATGCTTTTTGTCCACCTTCAACTGAACCAGTTACAAATCTTAAAGTTGTTCTTAAAGTTTCAAATTCTTTAGTGATATCTATGATTGGTTTTATTACTGCACCTATTCCTAAACCTATTAATGCGTTTCTTAAACTTAGTATTGAACCTTTTACACCACTAAAAGCTTTTGATGTATTATCAATCGCATTAAGTTTTATGTTTAGTTGCTGATCTGCCATAGTGTAGTTTTTCTCGTTCTGCCTTCACTTTAAAGTAAGCTATCCAATAATAAAATTCATCTTGTGTTAAACACAAAACTTCTTCCATTGATTTATTTAATTCCTGACACAAACTTAAAATGGAAAACAGTTCAGTATCAGTTCTTACTTTTTTTCAGCTTCCTCGTAAGAAACACCAGCTAACATTTCTGTTGCTACTCTAGCTATAACATTTGCATCAGCATTATTCAATAATACTTGTTTGTCATCTAGCTTGAATATTTTTTCTCCATCAGCATTTTTAGCTTTTAAAACGATTGCATCTACTAATACTGCTAGATCATCATTTCTTGCACCTTTGAATAGGTTTCTTTTTTCACCTAATGTAAATGGTGAGCAGTATATTATTAAAGGTTTGCCTTCCTCGCCCCACTCAGCAACCTCAATCTTCTTAATACCTAAAGATTCAAATTGACTTTTAACTCTATCTATAACGTTCATATCTTCCTTTTCTAATTAATAATTAATTACGCAGTTCCAAATGTTAAAGTACCAGTTCCAGTAAATGTTACTTCAGCTTCTACCATTCCATCAAAAGATGCTGATACGTTACTACCAGTTATGATTGCTTGACCATAGTAATATTTGTCGCCTGAACTTGCACCTTCTGGGTACACTTTCAAAGCTATTTCTGTTCCTAGAACTAAAAGTAATTGTCCTGCATCAGCTTCATCAAAAAATAATGATGCTGAACCTGACCAACCTTTTAAAGCAGATTTATATGTTCTGTTTGTATCACCCATTGAAGTATCTTCAATAGTGTCAGCAGTTTGCTCTAAAGAGTAGCTTCTAAGTTCACCTACTGTTGTTGATGAAACTTTAATAGTTCCTTCTGAGCCAGTATGAGTTGCCATGTTGTTCTCCTTGTTTGTTTATATTAAGGTGTGCCAGAAGTGTATTGATACATAACTCGCACCACCATTCTGATACCACCTATTGGGAATAAAACTCCTTCATCAGTAGATACTTCTACTACCTGAGTTTGTTTTGCATACCCACCACGTGTTCTATCAGAATTTAGTCTTGTTTCAATCGTTGTAATTAATTCGTTTCTTTTTGTATCAATATTTGTTGGAGTTCCTTTAACATAACCAACGATTACATAATCTGCTGTTGCTTGTCTTGTAATTGTACTTGATGTCATTGTTTCATCTGATCTAACTTCATTTCCTGATTGCACGAAACAAGCTGGATATTGTTGTTCAGATAA